TAAACATCAATAAAAAAAATCTTACCTCAAAAGAAAAATTGTTTTGCGTGTTCTATGCACAAAACGGAAATGTGACCGAATCTGCACGGCTGGCAGGCTATGCCTCTCCTCAAAAAGATGGTTCTTTTTTGCTTGTCCGTGATGACGTTTCCGAATACATCCATTCCCTTTACAAGCAAAATTTACAGTATCTTTCTCAAAAAGCCGTTTCGGGCTATGAAAGGCTCGCTTTTGGAAATGTCTGTGATGCTGTTAAACTCCTGTTTGCAGACAGCTCTGAAAACCTTGAAAACTATGACCTTTTCAATGTTGCCGAAATAAAACGTCCCAAAGAAAATTGTATGGAGATAAAGTTTTTTGACAGGCTCAAAGCTCTTGAAAAACTGGAGCTTCTCAACTCCACTGAAAAAAGCTCTGCTTCCGATTTTTACAATGCAGTTCTTGGCGGTCTCAAAAATTCTCAGAATTACGGCGGTGATGACCTGCAATGAGTTTTGTACCGTTCTCTGAAAAACAGCTTGATGTTTTAAGTTGGTGGTCGCCTGCCCGTTCATCTTCAAAGCTTGATGCCATTATTTGTGACGGTGCCGTCAGGAGCGGTAAAACTCTTTGCATGAGCGTTTCTTTTATCTCATGGGCTATGTTTGCATTCGCCGACAGCTCCTTTGCCATATGCGGAAAAACGATTAAGTCCGTTAAAAGAAATGTCGCTGTACCGCTTTTGAATGCCCTGCGGGATATAGGTTTTGATGTAAACGAAAAGATTGCTTCCAATCTTTTTGAAGTTTCCGTGAACGGCAGAAAAAATACTTTTTACCTGTTCGGCGGGCGTGATGAAAGCTCTGCCTCTCTCATTCAGGGCATGACGCTGGGCGGTGTTCTCTTTGATGAAGTCGCTTTAATGCCACGCTCTTTCGTGGAACAGGCTATTGCAAGATGCTCCGTTGAACATTCTAAACTCTGGTTTAACTGCAACCCTGAATATCCTCAGCACTGGTTTCACCGTGAGTGGATTAAAAAAATAAAAGAAAAGAATGTTTACTATCTGCACTTCACTATGGACGATAACCCCTCTCTTTCAAAAAAAATCCGTGAACGCTATAAAAACCTCTATTCAGGCAGTTTTTATGACCGTTTCGTTCTCGGCAAATGGGTGGCGACAGAAGGTCTTGTCTATCCTTTCATGTCAGATGACAAAATGTTCTGTGATATTCCGCAAGGCGATTTTTCTGAATTTGCCGTTTCATGCGACTATGGCACTGTCAATCCTGCCTCTTTCGGTCTATGGGGACTCCTCGGCGATACATGGTACAGAATCAATGAATATTACTATAATTCCCGTGTCGAAGGCTCGTCACGCACTGATGAAGAACATTACAGCGGTTTGTGTCAGCTTATCGGAAACAGAAAAATTTCAACTGTCGTTGTCGATCCGTCTGCCGCAAGCTTTATTGAGGTCATTCGCAGGCATGGTGATTTCAATGTCAAGCCTGCCAAAAACAATGTCCTTGACGGCATCCGTCAGACAAGCACCGCTCTGAAACAGGGCAGAATAAAAATTTGCCGGAACTGCCGTGACACTATCAATGAATTCGGACTTTATCGTTGGGATACCGGCGGTAAAGATACCCCTGTCAAAGAAAATGACCATGCTATGGACGATATACGCTATTTTATAACCACCATTCTCGATTCAGACAATGACAATTTCTTTGTTTTTGCGTCTGACAGATAAACTTTTTTGGAGGTGATATATATTGGCTCTCTTCGACTTCCTCAGCAGAAAAAAATCTGACTGCAATGTGCAGACTTTCTCTGCTGACGGATTTAACTCAAACCTTTCTTTAATATCCGGTTCTTCCGTATGCGAAAGAAATCTTTACAAGACTCTTAAAAATACCGTTCCTGTTATCAGTGCGGCTATATATAAAATCATACGTCTTATGGGCAGATTTCAAATTCAAACAGGCTCTGAAAATCTTGACAGGGATATAAACAGATTTTTGAAAAATATCCGTGTGAATGCCTGTGAAACAGGTATTGAAAGCTTCCTTTCATGCTACCTTGAACAAATGCTTGTCTATGGCACCGCTGTCGGTGAAATTGTCCTTGACAGGAAACATAAAAATATTTCTGCACTTTACAACGCTTCTCTTGATGACGTGCAGATTATCTCAGACGGAAATCCCCTTGATATTAAAATATGCACACAAAATTCTGACGGTTCTCTTTCTCCTGTGAAATATCCTGCACTTGTTCTTTGCAGTTCCATCATGCCGGAACCCGGTCAGATTTATGGCACTTCTGTTTTAAAAGGTCTGCCTTTTATCGGGCAAATCCTTATGAAAATATTCAACGCTGTCGGCACAAACTGGGACAGAATCGGAAATGTGCGTTTTGCCGTTTCCTACAAGCCCAATGAAAATGAACGCTCTTTTTCAAAAGAACGTGCCAAAACCATTGCTGACGAGTGGAGCAAGGCTATGAAAAGCTCTTCGCCAAAGGATTTTATAACTGTCGGTGATGTCAGCATTAAAGTCATAGGTGCGGAAAACCAGATTCCCGACAGCAATATCCCTGTACGCCAGCTCCTTGAGCAGATTGTCGCCAAACTTTCCATACCGCCTTTTTTACTCGGCTTTTCATGGTCAACTACAGAAAGAATGTCCACTCAGCAGGCGGACATTCTCACAAGTGAACTCGAATATTATCGCTGTATTCTCAATTCCACTGTTACTAAAATCTGTGATACATATTTCAGGCTCAACGGCATTCAGACAGATTTTGAAATCGTCTGGGATAACATCAATTTACAGGACGAAGTAGAATTAGCCCGTGCAAGACTTCTCAATGCACAGGCTCAGAAATTGGAAAATACTTTAGGAAAGGACTGATATTTTTGAATAAAAATGATATTCGTGAGGGGGAATTGGAACTTATCAACAGGCATACAAGAACCCCTCTCACTGAAAATGATGTCTATGCATTTTCGGTGATACTCTGCGACAATGACATTGACAGGGATTTTGAACGCTTTTCGGATAATGCCCTTGATGAGCTTGCAAAGCTCTTTGACGGTGTTACGGGCATTGCAGACCATAATCCCAAATCTTCCAATCAGACAGCCCGCATATTTTCATGTAAAACAGAATTTGTTTCTGACAAGTTCACTTCCGACGGCAAGCCTTATAAACGTCTTTTTGCCCGTGCCTATGTGCCGAAGTCCCAAAGCGATTTTATTACATCTCTTGAAAGCGGCATTAAAAAAGAAGTCAGCATAGGCTGTTCTGTACAAAAACGCATTTGCTCGGTGTGCGGCAGGGATATTTCTCTCTGCTCACATTCAAAAGGAAAATACTATGAAAATAAATTGTGTTTTGTCACCCTTGACAAGCCCACAGATGCTTATGAATGGTCATTTGTTGCCGTGCCTGCACAGAAAAATGCAGGCGTTATTAAAAATTTTATCCCGAAAGGAACTGACAAAATGAATATTGAAAAACGTCTTTTCACCGGCGAAGAACAAACTTTCTCCGCTGACGAGGTGAGAGAATTGGCAGAAACTTTCCGTTCTCTTAAACAAATGGCGGCTGATGGTGAAATCTACCGCAATACCCTTATCAAAGAGATAAAATCTCTTTCTGCTTTTGCACTCCCTGATATATCAGCCGAAACTCTTGAAAATATCACAAATGCCCTTTCTGTCAGTCAGCTCAATGAACTGATAAAGGCTTTTGAAACAAAAACGGCTGATATTATCCCCGTTGAACCACAGCTTTTAAAAGGCGGTTCTGACCGCTCTGCAAACAACACTATTTATAAAAATATTTAAGGAGGATTTTTTTCTATGACTGTATCTTTTGACGGCTATAATGCCAATACCCTGACTTTTGAGGCAGCAAGCGGTGTAACTGTCGGCTTGCCTGTCGTGATGTCCGCCAGCGGAAAAGTTGCCAATGCAACTTCTGCTTTCTGCGGTGTATGCAAATCTTTGAAAAACGGCTATGCCGCTGTACAGCTTGACGGTTATGTCCGTCTGCCCTATACAGGCTCTATTGCTGTCGGCTACAAGAAACTCGTCATTGACACCGGCAAGATTAAAGTTGACACCACCAACGGCAGAGAACATCTTGTGATAGATGTCGATTCTACTACCAATACCGCAGGTATTATTCTTTAAAAGGAGGATTTTTTAACAATGGCTTTCTATGATTCTATCAAACTTGAAAAAGGTATGTATGCAAACGGTAAATCCCTTACCGATACATTGGAGGAACTTGACCCCTCCGTAAACTACAAAAATACAGATATGGACGGCTTGGACGCTTTCCAGCGACAGTTGAAAAGATATGACATAAAAGTATGCGGCTCTCACTCCGATGACGTGCAGAAGTTCTTTCAGACAGCAAATTCTGCTGTGCTTTTCCCTGAATACATTGCCCGTGCCGTCAAGCAGGGCATGAAAAGTGCCGATGTGCTTTCAGATATAGCAGCCGCTAAAACCGTTATCAACGGCTTGGACTACCGTTCTGTTACGTCTTCGCCTGTCGGTGAAAATAACAGCATTACTGCTGAAGGAGCTAATCTCCCTCAGACCGAAATAAGAACCAATCCCAATCTCGTCACCCTGACAAAGCGTGGCAGAGTGCTGACGGCTTCCTATGAGGCTCTCAAATATCAGCGTCTTGACATTTTTACTGTAACACTTCGTCAAATCGGTGCATATATAGCAAGAGAACAGCTTTCTGACGCTGTCAATGTCCTCGTCAACGGTGACGGCGGCAACAATGCGGCGGAAACTATCACTGAAAGCGGCAGCTTTTCTTACAGCTCTTTGCTGAAACTCTGGGCAGGTCTTGCACCCTATGAACTCAATACTATTATAGCCCCCCCGGCTCTTATACAGCAGATTCTTGCATTCTCTGAAATGAGAGATGCCAATGCCGGTCTTGACTTTCACGGTACAGGCAAAATGCTGACACCCCTCGGTGCAAAACTCATTTGTGCCCCCACTCTTGCAAGCAATAAAATTATCGGTCTGGATAAAAACTGTGCTTTGGAGATGATACAGTCCGGTGGCGTTATCATTGAGTCTGATAAAGTCATTGACAGACAGCTTGGCAATACTGCTATCAGCTGTACAACAGGCTTTTCTAAAATCTTTGCAGACGCTGCAAAAGTTCTTTCCATTTAAATGGGGGTGTGACGGTTGGATATTGAAAATATTATTTCTGTTTTCAGCCGTCTTTCAGGCTCTGACGAGGAAACTTCTGTAAAATTCCGCTTTATGTGTGAGAATGCAAGAGATTATATACTCTCTCACTTGAAGCCCGATTCCGATACAGGCAGCTGCGGCAGCAAACTTGAATTTGCTGCCGCCTCTCTTGCATATTACAGATATATTCTCTGGTCGATTACTGAAAGCGGC